AGTCGTTGTTGGTTAACGACATAGCCCAGTCAAGGTGATCTAAACCTGCTTCTGGGCAACGCCATGTACGCCAACGCAACCAACCACTACGATACCAAGGTACATTGAACTTGGTCCTAGCATCATCGTCCCACATACAGTGATGCCATGCTTGTTCTATTTCAACAAAATCCACAAGCTCGTTAAACAAACAAGGAAGGAAGCGATTGCCAACATCTTGCCATTGTCCTGGTTTAATGTCTTGCGGATGTGCTGTAAGCTGATGGCTATGAGACACCCAGCGATTATTAATGTAATATCGTACATCATTTAATTTGTCCGGAATATAAAAAACAATATTTTGAAGAATATCCAATCCTTCTTCGGCTAACCACCAACGAACGGGATATGCCTTTTTGGCACGATCTTCCCATTCGCTCCATTCTTCACTAGTACCACATTTTAATTTTGTGGTACCGCGAAGCCAGTCGGCAAATTTGCTACATGTCCAATAATGTGATCTCATATTAATATTTGTTTACTTCTGGTTTAAATCTCTGTTCAAAACTTTCAACATAACAACTATGTTCTTGTCCTGTCTTAACATTGCGATAGTGTACCCATGTATGGCCTTCAATATCAACAACTTCTAAAACTAGGAATTCTTTTCGGTCACTAGTCGACCATAATTGATCTTTTAATACTGTCATATTTTTTCTCCTATTTGGAAACCTCTAAATCCTTTGAACCGGGGAAATCGCAAACTGTATGTTCCGTCTTGGTTTTGAGTGATAGCATCGGCTCGCACTTCAACAATCTGTCTAAGTAAAATACTGCGTGAATCCCAAAAGTTAATACGGTCACTATCACTAAAACCTGACCCCACGTTAACAGATATTTCTTTTCCGTCATCTGTTCCCGAGCATACAAGTGCTCCAAGCCTTCCAACATTTCGACCTGTTCCTTCTTCAACATCTTTAACCTCCAACGACACTTCGATAAATGGTTTAAGTTTTAGCCATGCTACACTACGTTTACATTCGTAAGGAGCATCTGGATCTTTAATCATAATACCTTCGTAGCCGCCTGCTACTGCTTGAGTATTGATCATTTTAAATCGAGCTTGACCTTTAGCAGTGTCAAGGTCAACAAGTTCGTTAGCAACATAAGTCACATTGGGCAACTGTTCTTGATTCTGTTCGACCCAAAACTTGACCATGCTACTACGAGTAGTTTGATCTTTATTGTAAATACCTTTTTCAAAGTCCGCCAACGGAAGTACATCAAACAAGTTAAGAATAGCATCACCTGCTTCTACATTGTCCTTGCGGTGTACTTGCTTCATCAAATCTTGGAAACTGGAGCTCATGATCTCGCCGTCTAGCACTAGATCCATATTCTTGCTGGAACCTTTTTGCTGAACCACCTTGCTGATCTGTTCTACAATATGTGGAAAATTGTTAAGCTCTTTGCCGTTACGACTAAACATATCAACACGGCCGTCGGAACGGACAATAGTAATAACTCGTACTCCGTCAAGTTTGACTTCGATAAGTTTTTTCCCAGATACCTTAGTCTCATGATTAGCGGAATCATGAGCAAGCTGGCACCCAAACACAGGAATAGCATAGTCTGCATATTTCTTCTCTACTACTTTATTAACAGTTTTTTCACTTACACCACAACGCAAGTCTTTGATAAGGATGCGGCGATACCAACCATTCTATTCTGATTGTGTAGCCATCATCATAATGCTTTCGATAGCATCGCGAGCATCATGTCCTGTGAGGTTACGCTTTTCTAATTCGTAAACTAATTCTTGGAACACCATCATAGAAAGGCCTTTGCCGTCTGGACCAGGATGTTCTGGAATTTGTTTAATACCAAAAGTGACCATTGGGTCTAAGGCCAATCGAAACCCTTCAAACAGGTCAGCATTTTTAGCTTCAGCTTGAGCCAAAATGATAGCTTCTTTGTCTAAACGGCTGTTATGGTCTTCCAAAGTGGAAATTACATATTGGCAAGGGTCACTCATTTTAGCTCCTGTTAACTGTTAATAGTATATATTATACAGTCTAATTATCAGTATGTCAAGTAGTTTGTTGTCTTAAATGGCTTACCTGATTCTGCATAATCCAAATTGCGAATAATCTTTTTCTTCATTTGGCGTATGATTGGATGTTTATGATCCCAGTCAAATGCATTTAAATAAGAGCGGTAGGTAGTTCTTTTATGCCTTTTGGCCTGCATACTATCCATATATTTTTGAATAGCATGTCGATCATTTCCAAAACGGTCAATCATATCACAGGCTATGTTAAAAGCAAATGCGCCCATTTCGTCTTTGTGTCCAAAATATTCTTGATCGACACGCTGTTTATGATAATAGGCAGTTGATTCGTATCCGGGGATATCTTTGAACTCTCTACTTCGATATTGTCGCATATGGATGATTTCGTGTAGGACGGTATCTGCAAATAGACTACACAACCTACTCCAACGATACTCTGTAACTTTAATAGCAGTATCGTTTGGATGATAACTGAGAACTATTTCAATTTGCCGTCTTTCAGTCCAGTCATTATAGCTGTAGTATGTCCCGCCTAGATAAATTTGTCCAGGTTTTTGACTAGCATCATTTTGTCTGCGTACTACTTTGACAGGTAGACGAGATTTGATATGTGTACTTAATTGTTTTTGTAAATCTAATATAGGTATCTTTTTTCCAATAACATCTTTACCTAAGCTGTAAAGCATAGAATAAAGGTTATTACGGTCTAACAGGCTCCAATTAAATGATTTACGGGCCATAGCACACTCCTATAAAAGTATTTATAGTGTACTATGCCCTCCAATTATATGCGCACTTTATGGGCGTTTTGTGATAATCTCGTCAATCAATCCGTATTCTAGAGCCTCTTGCGCACTCATAAAGTTATCTCGTTCCATAGCCGCCAAAAACTCTTCATAAGTTTTGCCCTTCGAGTTATGCTTAACATAGATCTCAGTTAGAGATTTTTTCATTTTTAGAATCTCTTTTACCTGGATTTCCATGTCTGTAGCCTGTCCGCCAGCACCGCCCGATGGTTGGTGAATCATGTGGCGAGCGTTAGGTAGCATTTTGCGTTTGCCAGGAGCGCCAGCAGTGGCGAGTAAACTACCCATTGAGCAAGCCTGTCCCATAACGATGGTTTGGATATCTGGTTTGATGAACTGCATAGTGTCGTAAATTGCCATGCCAGCGGTAACAACACCGCCAGGGCTATTAATGAAAAAATGAATATCCTCATTACCTTGACTTTCTAAAAATAATAGTTGAGCAACAAGTAAACTAGCACTATGCTCGTTTACATCTGTATCTAGCATAACGATACGATCTTTAAGCAGGCGACTGTAAATGTCGTAACTGCGTTCTCCACGAGCTTCTTGCTCAATTACCATTGGTACTAAATTTGGCATTATTGATATTCCTTATCTAAATTAACACTACTCAAATCTGCAAGCATTTGGAATTTTTCCCATGCTGCCTTAACTCCTGGATTTTTGTCTAGTTCCTCACTAGGCAAAACTGCTTCAAGCCAAAATTCTGAACGACGGCGAGGCCTTGCACCAAATTGGCGTGGTTGGTGCAACTTGCCATCTTCCCACATCATAATGCTGACGCTACGGAATTTGTCCTCGTGGTCCTTATTATGCACATCATAATGACCCCACTCGGGATTACTCAACCCACCTAGACAATATGCTTGCCAGATACCCTTCCACTGTTCATCATCTCGAGGATCAAAATCTGTACGAGTAATCAGCACTAGTACATCTTCCATGTCCACACGACCTTCGACAATGTCTAGTATGCAACGGCTGTAACTAAGTCCAATTTTCATTTTGCCTTTTCTCCTAATTCTTTGTAGCCCGCCCAGCTAGGATGAACGCCATCTGGCTGTAAGCGAGTAATTGGTAATACAGTATCTCCAAAACCCAGTGCTACTTCACGCACAATAGCCTGTACTTCTGGTTTAATTGCTGGTAGAATCCAATAGACACGCTTGGCCAATACCTTTGAACGGATATTAGAAATTTCTTCTCGTGTGTTAACGCCTTTATGATCGTTCGATCCGAGACTAATGATCAATGTGTTAGCAAGAGGCAACACACCTTGATCTCCTTCGAGATATTGTTTACGCCATTGAGTACTATTAATACCACCTTTGGCAAAAGCAACACAATCGGGCCTAAACTGTTTAGTACCTACAGCAATGCTGTCACCAATAATCAAACAATCAATCATCGCCGTCCTTGACTTACATTCCGAACAACTGGTCCATCTGAAACAAAACTTAATCCGGACTTTTTACACTCGTAGATCCTGTTGTTCCATTTCATTTCTAACTTTAGACTTTTTTCCACAGCAACTGTAAGGTATTGATTTTCTTTAAAAGCAAGAACATCGGCAACCATTTTGCGACCATTATCCTCACAGATAATTTCGCAAGTATCTTGTACATATTGTTTCATAATGTAAACTTTACTTGTTTAATTGAATCCCAACGAAAACTTCGCCACCCGCTGTTTTCTAAATCATAAACGCTGAATACATCTTGATTAGGCTTTTTAGCACCTGTTGATGATAAAGAATTTGGATCTTTAAAAAGTATTACTGTTGGATCAGCAGTACATTTCATAATTCTTTCACTACCATCTTTTTTAGTAAAGGTAATAGTAACAGTATTATTTTTTAATAAGGCTGACAGCCACTTCTTAAATTTATTAAGATCAGTTTCACTTAGCGGCATTTTCGAGTTGTGCCTTTAGTTCTGCATTTTCTTTTTGTAAACGATCGATTTCTCCACCTAATTGCATAAGCAGATTATAGATATTTTCAGCTGTTGTTTTTGTTAGTTCGGTAATTGATGCATTGTCCATATTAAACTGTTGTTCCTTGTTTTCTACATTGATTAATTATCTCAACTGGCACATCTGGATGCCAGCCCCCGATTAGCATTCTACAATCATAAATGATGTATTCCGGTATGTCTACACAGTATAACAGAAGAACAAAACATAAGCAAGCAACTAAAAAGCCAATAAGATATTTTTTAAAATCTTTCATTATACTTCCAATAAAATATTTTGGTTCCAAAAACTATCCGGTTCGAATCCCTCATATCCTCTAGGGTTGCAAACTATACGAGTAGAGCCAATCATATAGTCAAAACACTGATGCATATGACCATGTGTCCAAAGTTTAATCTGAGGGTGATCTAAAATAAAATCACTGAGGTCACTGGCATATGCACCATTCATTAGCGAATCATTTTTATATCTTTCGCTGATACTAGCAAAGCTAGGAGCATGATGTCCTACGACTACATACTTTTTAAGTGGATCGGTTTCTACTACAGTTTTAATGTAACCAACAGTTTGTCTAAAACGCTCGGCAGCATCGTAAGGTTTAAATGCTGTATATCCTTTTTGATCGTTACGAATAATTTTAAAGTCATTCATCATGTCCTTAACGGCATGCATGGTCAAAGGATCGCCTTTGTTCATATCTGTCCAAAGTGTTCCACCTACAAAAGTTACATCGTCAATTACCTTGCTATCTCTTTCTAAGAAATAGATGTTAGGAAATTTGGCACACTCTGCTCGAAGATGGTCAATGCTAGCATAAAACTTACCGTGATAAAATTCGTGATTGCCGGCAACATAAACTACATGCGGAAATTGAAAACTAACACGAGACAAAAACTCCCTAAACTGTAGGGCTTTTTTTTGCCTAGCCCCCATCATATCCATTATTTCTGCTTGTATATACTGTTTAGTTTCAGGATGGTCGTGGAGGTCCTGGGCAACCATAATGTCACCACTAAGAATCAAAACGTCATAGTTGTTGTCGTTTTGAATGTTGATGTCACTGAACTCTAGATGGAGATCACTGACCAGTTTGATTCTCATAGTTTCTCACTTAAAAGTATTCTACACAGGTCTGCGTCTTTAGCAGACTCAAAGGTAAAAGTCATATAGTCCTCATGGGGTTTGTAAACAAATCGATGCCCCGGAAGACCAAAGACTTCTAAAACTAGGGCACAACATTCGTTCCACCAAGGAACGCTTTGATTATCCCAATTGATTCTAACCTCGTGTGCCATATGTAATTATAACAGATTTTTTATGTATTGTCAACATTTTCTGTTTTATAAATGCCTCTGGCTTCGGCATGTTCTTTGCACAAAGTTGTAATCCAACCTCCGCCAACTCGTTCACCGGGGTTGCCACATTCTTCGCAAGTTACTCCTGACATGCTTTCTGCCATACTAACAAGACCGCTGATATATTCATCACCGCCTGTGTAATAGAACCGTAGCGTACCGAACTTTTCTTTAACTTGATCCAATGTTACTTGTGGAACAACTTCACCGTTTCGATTTTTCCAATCAATATGACTTTGAATATTGCCCATAAGTTGATCTAAAATATTGAACCAGCCATCACCGCAAGAGAATCCCCAGCACATACAAGTTTCAGTCATGGGCAGATTGCGATTAATCATCATCTTTGGATATTTCTCACACAACAACTCGTCTAGTTCTTGTTTCATATAACCTTTCCTAGGCCAACATATATAAGCTGATCCAATTCAGATTCATAGTCTGTACGACCTAGTCGTCGCTTGAGCCAAATAGCTGTGAGTAATTCACTTGCACTGGCACTTGGCGCTTCAAATCCTCGACCCCGACTTTCAAGTTCTTCAATAAGATCCTCGTCATCAAAATCATCTAATTCAACATCAATTTCAACTTCTTTATAAACGGTGTGATATCTACTCATGTTGGTTCATCCTCTGTAGTTACAAAATGGCTAATGATTAAATCTAATGCCGCAATGGTTTGAATATTACCGGCAACATCTTCGGGATGAAGCCAATAACCGTCGGGATTACTATCGCTCTTAGGATTCTTTTTCCATCGCGTCAACTCTTTTTTAAGGTAGTCGCGATACTCTTTCAAGTTATGGCTGGTGATTCGATCTGCTGTTTCACCGTCAATCCAAAGTTTTGATTTACTCATCCTCGATCCTTAAACTGACCTTCTGCAACCATAGTTTCAAAGGTAGCCCATAGTCGTTTAAATTTAAATTCATACACACAGGCCAAACTGGTCATGTCTGCTACATTGGCTCCTTGCTCTTCCATCATAGGGATCTCATCGGTAATTTTCCAGCAATCCATAATCTGCTGTTCTAAATCAAATCTATCAGTCATTTAGTTTCTCCAAGTCATGTTTCAATCGACGATGAAAACTATCTTCGCCATCATCACCACTTACCAGCCAATCAATACGCTGTGCGTAGATGTGTGCCTGTCTTAGTATTGTAAGTCCTTGCTTAAATTCTGCAATAGTTTCCGGACTAAAATGACAGCCTTTGCGGTCGCCCCATTCGTTTACTTCTTCACTATCATTGTCAAGAATCAACTGTTCAACTTCGTCAGCAATGTTGCCAATTTCCCATTGCTTATATTGAAAGTGTCCGCCGCTCATTTTAATTCACCTTTAACTAATTTACTTTCTTTGATTGTACGCATTAATTGTCGATTACGCTCTTTTTGTTCGGCAGCCATACGCTTGTCATCATTGCTAAGTTTATGCATCTCATCGTAGTTACGACTCCATTCAACACCTTGCAACCATGTACGAACTTGTGCCAATGTACCTGTAAATATTTCAGCTTCACGATTATATACAGGCAAACAGTCATCAGCTGGAAGCAAACTAACCATATCTTGATATCCAGGATCACTCCAGTGACCAGCATGTTTAGGCGAACCAAACTTAAAGCCAAGTTTAGTTACTTCTGCTTCAATTCTGCGAACTTCTTGAATTGTATTCCAGCCCGACATACATTACTCCATACAGATAAAAATAAGGGTGATAAACAATGCCCAAAACAGATTACCGGTCAGTACTAATACTATAGGAACTAACCAGCGCATTAGTAAGTTTCTTTCACGATGTCGTATTCACTAGCGGGCCACTTGGCTTTGAATTCGTCTGACTTAACATATTCATTGTAGGACTTTGCATCAAAAAACATTTTATGAAACTCTGTTTTTGTTGATCCTTTTTTGTTTATTGTTAGATAAACCGATTTTGCTTTGCCTGCCATTATAGCCACCTCAGAGCAAACCAGTTATAAAACTTTGGATTGTCTGTCTGGAATAAAAATGGATTCAACGGAATAGGTCTTTCGTCATAGTGTGAAGTTAGAGTCCAAGCTGTATGATCATCCGAATCATGCATAGGACCAAAAGTTTTTTCGCACCATTCGTAGAGTACATCTTTCCCTACTAGTTGTCCTGGATAACAACTATAAATTTTAGTTTCGATTATCATTGTACTGCCTTTACATAATTGAGTCTGGTTACATCGTTTCCGTGCTTCCAGTGTTTGTTGTGATCTTTAATTTTGGCCTTAACTATTACACATGCCCCTAAGTTAAGATTTGTCTTGTTAAGCCACGAAGCCATCTTGTTGTTTATTATAGCATCAATATTATAGCCTTCAAAGTTTTTTGACTTAACTGATGAAAGAATTTCACAATCCAAATCAGCCAACTGACTGCCAACAGCACCAAGATATCCCTCTTCAACTGAACGGGCAACCTTTTTAATTTTGTTCTGTACAAAATCTCGAGCATAAACACTGGGCAGACAGGCCATCCAACCAAACTCATTTTCTTTAACTGTGTCGCCGCTCAATAAAGAATTAACTTTGGTTTGAAATTCATTCTCACCCTCGATAGCGGCAAACAACAGTCGCTTGTAATACTTTTGAATTTCTTCTGCACGAGCCGTGTCCTCAGCAAGAATCTTAAGAGGCATAGGTGCATCTTTGGCATCAGCAGTCCAAATTGCAGGAGTTAGTGTGCAAAGCATCAGCATCTTGTTTGTATGCTTAGTGTACATATAGGCACCGTCCTCTGCATAGACTGCTTCGGATTCTTTGAGGTATGCACCGTTGACTCTCTGTGCCGAACAAGCCAATTCCAAAACTTGTTGGGTAGTAAACTCTTTCATATCGCTCTCTGTGAGTTAATATACTTTGTATTTTAATAGAAAACGGCAGTCTTGTCAACTGTTTCTAAATTCAAAAACACTTTTTTGATTAGTTTTTTAATAACAGGATGCCCTACATCGCCAAAAGTATCAAAATAGGCAAATAAATTTGGACTAGCATAAAGTCCTTTTGGGCGTATTTTAGCCAATTGACTAGCACGGTGCAGGTATTGTATTGAACGGGTGCGGCCAAGATTGCGTATCAGTTCAAGCGCAATGCTGAGTGCATAAGCATCTATTTCGTCCGGGTCACTTAGATAATAAACTGCTTCGTCAGCAGGTGCAGTCAATGACAGATAGTTGCGTCTGCGTCCTTGATACTGGTGACGCAGTTCGTGTACTACTGCATCGTATATCTGTACAATTAATTGCCCTGCTTGGGCATGTGCAAAGTCTGTATCTTCGTCTATGTTATGCAGTATGACAACTTCAATAGGACACAGTCCATCTGCATCATCTACTGTGTCATAGTAGGCGTTAACATAAAATTCATTCTCTTCTAGATCTTTCATTCGCTTGGTGCGAATTTTTAAATCTAATACAGCAAATGATTTCTTAACCCTAGCTAAAATTGTTTTGAACTTGCCTCCGCCCTCGCATTTAGTCATTATGCCTGTGCATATTTTTCTAACTAAGAGCAGTTCTTCGTTCACTTTACAATCTATAAGTTATACGGCCCTTGGTAAGATCATAAGGGCTTACTTCTAATTTAACATTATCACCCATGATAATTTTAATTTTATGTTGCTTGAGTCTGCCACCCATATAGCAAAGTAGTTGATGTTCTAGTTTATCTACTTTGACTCTAAAGGTCGAGTTTGGCAGTACTTCTTCTACTCTGCCTGTAAGTTCTATTAGTTCTGAATTTTTAGCCATGTTTTTCGATTAGGATAGCACCGTCCTCTAATGTAATATTTAACGTATCGCCTTCTTTCCACCCGTTTCTTTCTAATAGTTCAGGGGGAATTTTCATCAAGACATTATCGGGATCCCCTGGAATGTCTTCAAAAATTTCTTCAACTTTAAATGTAAGTGTTGTCATTACTCATCTTCCTTATATGGTACTGGCCTCCAGCCCAATTTGTTTAAATCTAATTCAATTTCTTCAGTTACATGACCTTCTGGCACATAAGTTCTACCATCGGGATCTGTTTCGGGCATAACTGCGGCAAGCCCGTATCCTTGATCTTGACTACCAATGCCACTACAGTACCATTCAATGTAGTCACCTTTTTCCTGCATGTCGGCAACGATACCGCCAGCATGCCGCCAACTGCAACCCCAGTTTTCTTCTTTCATCTCTGGCCACAATTCTCGTTTACGCCATTCCTGATTACACATTGCGGCATATAAGTTTTGAGCATAGTTGTCACTGGCTTTGACCTTGTCGCACATTTCTTTTGAACTACGGAGATCATACTCCATGTTATTCTTTTGCCAAGCAGGATCTTTTATCTGTTCTGATTCTTGTTCTCGCCAACTTCTATACATCTCAACATAATCAGGATTAGGCAACTTACCCTGTTCCTCACAGTGCTTAACATAACCTTCTTTTTGAAAGGTGTGACGATCAGGACTTGAATTTATTTTAGTCATAGCATATTATATAGCATTTCTTTGCGCAGGTCAAAAAAATAGAGCCCGAAGGCTCTATTTAAACTCTCCAAATTTCTTGGAAACCTTCTTCCTCTATTGGGAACTCAAAGTTATCAATCATACCTTGTACGATATCCCAAGGAACTTCTTTGCCCGGGCGATTTGCCAAACGCTCTTTTAATACTTCAATACTGGGTGTAGTAAACACTACAGCAATATGCTCATAGTCGGGCAACATCTTAAATTTCTTAAGACGACTTTTAACAGTAGTGCTAGTTTGATCCCATACAATATCTTTGCCAATACTTTTGGCTCCGTTAACAGCACCTACCATACGTGCTACAGCCGTAGGCATGTATTCTTCAAATACTTCACTGTATGTTTTTCCAACAGACTCTGCCCATTCCTCAACATACTGATCAGTAGATATCCAGGCACATTCGCCAATCCATTCTTGACTCTTAGTCCAAGTACTTTTACCTGCACATGGAACTCCAATTAGTTGATAACACTTTGGCATAATACTCCTTACATTGTTGGGCCGTTACCGTTTTTAAATCCGATAGTGCCGCCTTCTGCTTCGATGCGTTTTACAACATCTTCAAATAAGATAGGTGCAAAGTCAGTTTGTTCTACACAGACGCAGTGATAACGAACATCGTTTTCGTCACTGTATAAGATTTCTCCAGTGCGAGCATCGACACCACGAGCCTTCTTCACGCGGTTAGCGTGAGTGTGTCCGTGTATGTTAACACCAAACCGACCCATAGATTCTGAGTGTAACGGAATATGGCTAAGGATCATGCCGTTCATCACATGATAAGCTCTAAGTTCTCTA